CGCGATGGATGAGCGACTAGCTCGAAGCCCGCTTCGCCTTCTCGGTGTCGATGAAAGCGTTCTGCTCATCCAGCGTGCCGGCGTTGAACAGCTCGGCGTCTTCCTTGGTCAGCCTGTCGAGCACTTCGGCGCCGGCCGCGTCCATGACGGAATAGCTACCGCCGCCGCGATGCTTGGCCTCGAATGCCTTCGGCGGAGCCGTGGGCTCAGCGGGCTTCGCCTTCTCGGCTTTCGGCCATGCAGTGAGGGCCCAGTCGTCGGGGTGCGTCTGCACGGTGCGCCGCGCATCGACGGCATCCATCTCCGCCGTCTCGCCGTTCTTCCGGTAAACTTTCGTCTTCTCGGGCATTGTCCATCGTCTCCTGTTTGGTCAGGCCGGAGGGGAGCGCTTAATAGCGCTCCGCGATCCATGCCTTCAGCGTGATCGTTTCGCTCGTGCCGTCGGTCACGACATACAGGCGGATCCAGTCATAGACCGTATCGTGCTGTTCCGTCGTGAACGGGATTTCGTAGCGACCGATGACCGAGTCGACGGCGCCGCCCTTGCGGACTTCCGTCGCGCCGAGATCCAGCGAAACCAGCGTTTCGACCGTCGAAAAAGCGTCGGACGTCGCCCCCTGGAGCAGCAGCGTATAGATCTCGTCGTTGGCCGAAATCTTGATGGCGGACACATCGACGATCAGCACCGCCTCGAAGCGGCCGGGACCGACCTTCTTTGTCGCAGCCGCACCGCCGACCTGAGTGACGCCAGACGCGGTAATCGCTGCGGCGCCATCGGCAAGGACGAGTTCCTTGTCCTGATTGTAAACCCTCTGACCCATCGGTCTGATCTCCTGTTGAGAAAGACCCGCGCTGGCGCGGGTCTGATTTCGTCACTTGGTGAAGGCGGCGTCGGTGATCGACGTCAGACGGGTGACGCAGTAGTCGGTCTCGTCGACAAGACCGACGTCCCAGGAGACGTTGGTGTTGTAGAAGATGCCGTCTTCCTTCGACAGGCCCATGTCCGTGGCTTCCATGTTCTTGAGCTGGATGCCGTGCAGGCCGTCTGCGGCGAAGTTCGCCACGAACAGCGACGTCGTGACGGCGGAGCCGCCGCCCTGCGCAACCTCGTTGAACGGAAGGATGACGCCGTGGCGATCCTTCTGGTAGCCGAAGAGGATCCGCTTGCCAGCATAGGTGATCTTCGGCGTGCCGACCTCATCCCACGACTGGATGACGAAGCCAGAAATCGTGGTGTCGCGCGCCGCCTGGATGAACCGCGGAAGCAGGTTCAGCGAAGCGATGATGACGTTCGCGTTTCGGGTGTTCTGGATCGCCTTGTCGAGCTCATAGAGCGAGAGCGCGGCGCCGCCGGAAGCGACCGAATTGTGCAGGAGACGACCGTTGGCCGCCGTGCAGCGCTTCTTCAGGCCGTTGAATTCCTTCGCGTTGGACGTGTTGTCGCCGGCGAGGAACGTGTCGGTGAAGAGCTTGGCCTGCGACTTCATCTGCATCGCTTCTTCGCGGGCGCGGCGCTCCATGCCGTGGCGGAGAACGATGGCCTTGTCGACCGACAGCTTGACGTCGATCGGGAAGCTCGTTTCCTGGAACGGCGCGATCTTGCCCTTCGACTCGCTGCCCGGCTCGTTGATCGCGCGGAAGGCGGACGTGCCGATGTCGGTTTCGCGATAGCCTTCGTACGCCGCGCCGGAGAAGCCGGAGAACGGAAGGTGCTGGAGAATGTCCGATTCAGCGGCGAAGGTCTCGATCAGCGGACGCTCGATCGAGGTCTTTTCGAGGCCCTTCGCGTATTCGGGGAGCGTCATCACTTCAGGCATTGCAGGTCTCCTTTAGGCCGTGGGCAAGCCGCGGGCGTAGTTGATGCGTTGGACCGGAGACAGCTTGTCGTACTCCTCGTCCGAGATTTCAGTCTTTCCGGCTTCGCGACCTGCGCCCGGATTGCCCGGGACAGCACCCCTGTTGAGGCGCATCAGCGCCTCGAATGCTTCGATGGTTTTCGCCGTGAACATCATGCCGGTCAGCGCTTCCGCCTGATCGGCCGGCAGCTTGGCGGCGATCCACGTTTTCACGGCGCCAACGCGCTCGGCACCCTTGGCACCGAGAAGTTCGACCTGCTGCTTCACCGCGTCGTTGATGCGGCCTTGCTCGGCAAGATCGAGCTGGACGCCCATGGCGAGCATCCCCTCGAACTGAGCCTGGCTCATCTGGTTGGCGTGGGCGAAATCCCGGGCGGCCGCGATGCGCGGATCATCCGGGTTGAGCGCGCTTTCGCCGTCGGGAATCTCGACGCCATCCGGCAGCTTGAAATCGTGAGGAAGCTTGGCCTCGTACTTGTCGGCCGCTTCCGGCACCTGAGCGAGGCGCGCGGCGTTCTCGGCGTCACGGGCGACGAGCGCCTGAAAGTCCTCGGACTTGAAGCCCTTCTCGCCGTCCCACCAGTTTTCCGGGATATAGTCGGGGCGAGCGACCTTATCGGCTTCCGCTTTGCCCTGTCCGCCGTCTCCACCGGACTTGTCGGCGCCGGCATCGGCGGCAGCAGATCCGGCGTCGCCGCCCTCACCACCACCGCCGGCCGCCGCATCCGGGGCGCTCAGCATGATACGCGGGCCGATGGAAGAGGCAAACGCAAAAGCGCCCGGGCTACCGGCTAGCAGGGCCGCGCCGTAGCGTTTTTCGGGGTGCCGTTCTCGATCCATTTCGCCGCTCAAGTTGTTCTTCGGGTCCATCGCGCTTTTCCGTCTCTGCCATCGCAATCAGATTGGCCGCAAATTTGCGGCGCTCGTCATGTCGGTGCAAAGCACAGGTGTCGAGCGGGCCGGTTTCCATCAGAACGGAACGGAGGAAGGCGAAGAACGGGACGCTTTCCGGCTGGCGAGAGAACCAGCGCACGGCATGCTCGAGGGCTTCGTCGTTGAGCTTCACCGTCATTGAGCACCGCCCGGCACGACACCAGCATCTTGCGCCGCGCCAAGCACGGTCTGCAGGAGTTCGGTGGTCTGCTGCTGATCGCGCAAGACGACAACCTCGTCCTTGGTCAGCTTCTTGAGGTTTTCGATTGTGGCGCGCTCGTCGATGGCTGCAGCGGCCGTCTCCGGGAAATAGCTCTTGGCGAGGCCGAGGACCTGCACGCCGACCTGGACCTTCTGGTTGTCGGCCGCCTGCGTCGCGGGATTGTTCGGGACCAGCGTCAGCTTTCGACCGTTGATCTCGACGGGCGAAATCTTGCCGTCCTTTTCGAGCAGCCACTCGAAGCGCCGATAGATCGCATAGGGACCTTCGCGCCAGAACTTCTTGCCCGGCGTGCCGATACGGCGCTGGGCCTTGACCATCTCGTCAACCCACTGCGTCGCGGTCGGCGGGGTGTCGCCCTTCTGCTCGGGATAGTCCGCGAAATGCTTCCGGCGGATGCGGCGTTCGAGATCGGTCGCGGCATAGAAACCGAGATCGGGGTCGCCCTCGAAATAGAGCTTGGCGATATCCCGCCCGGATCCGGGCCGCATCGGGTAGGCCTTGCCTGCCTCAAGCCCGTTCTCGAAATCGAGGACACCATCATCGGGATATCCGATCGGCGGCGCGATGGCGATGTCGACGCGATCCTGTGTCGCCGCCGTGATGACGTCGAGGACGCGGTACTCCTGCAGCGACTTGATCGACGGGCCGAAGCCCCACGAGAACTGGCTGTCCGGCGACATGCGCGCGATGATCAGCGGCAGGCATCCCTCGCCATCAAGAATCTGCTGATGCACGGCGATCTTGTCTACGAGGAGAACGTGGATCCACTTGTCGTTTTCCGGGTCCGACCAGTCACGCCAGAAGCACCACACCACTTCGATGGTGCAATTCTTGTTGTCGCGGACCTTGCGCGCAACCGTCTCCGGCAGCGGGACGCCCGGGATGACGGACTTCAGCTTCGAGCCCTTCACCCACCGGACGCGGAAGCGATCTCCGACGGAGCCATCGGCCTCGACGTTGAATTCAAGCTCGCTGGCCGGGACATGCTGCACGCTGACCGGGCGAGTGTTGAACGGGCGTTCGATCCACCAGGCCACCGTGCCGACGGCGAGATGGGGATCGAGCACCGTGCCGAGCTCGGACTCGAAGTTCGACGCCCGGATCGCGGCGAAGATGATCTTGCTACGCTCGGCCGCATCGGCCTTGAGATCGGCGACTTCTTCGGGCTTCAATTCCGTGAGTTCGGATTCATCCAGCGCGGACTCCACCCAGTCGGTGCCCTGCGGGAAGAATGCTGCCGTCGCCTCGGTCGCGAAATCCTCGGAAACCTCGGAACCGATGCCGGTCGCGAGATCGTCGCCCTGATCGTCGCGACGGTTCGGGCGCCGCGCCGTAGACGAGACCTGATAGGACAACCGCGGCCGCGTGAAGAAATAGGCTTCCTGCAGGTCCTTCTCGGCTTCCGTCTTCTGGGCCCGGGCATCCTTCAGGCGAGCGCACGCATCTTCGCCCAGTCCCTTCATATCGGGGCCGGGCGGCGGTGCTTTCGCGACTGTCGGCTTTTTTGCCATTCCGGCCTCACATCGGGCGGATCAGGCTGGACGTATTGCCCGGAAGCAGCGCGCGCCGGCTGCCAAAGTATCGAAGCGATGCATCGGTCTCCGTCGTCAGACGCTGCTGGATCGCGTTCGTTTTCTCCGTCGCCGCGGCCAACTTCTGCCGTTCGAGCTCAGGGTCTTTTTCCATCTTCGGAGTTTTCATCTCGCCGCCCTTCAGAGCCGATCAATTCGCCGCCTTTGGCGAGAATTTGCCGGTAAAGGGTGTCCGGTCGCAAAGCACAGGTCCGCAGGCCGATGATGTGGGCGACGGCCGGCACGCACCAGAAGCCGGGCCGGAAGACAAACCCGGAGGCGTCGGCGAGAAGGCGCGGGAACCGGATCACCGGCCCGCACATCGAGTAATAGGCGATCGCCATGTCTGCCTCCCAGTCACCGACGACGATGACGTGGGCGCGGTCTGAATGGAGATCGTAGAAGACCCAGGAGCCGGAACGCGGTACCTTGCCGAAGACGCTGACGTGCTTGAAGCGGCCCCACGCAAGCAGGTTCACCCACCACTTGTCGCTCTTGTCGTGAAAGACCACGAACCATTCCGCCGGTTCGCATTCCGCCAGCGGAAGCCGGCTGTTGAGATCGTCAGAATCCACCGCGTCGCCTCGATTTCTTGTGAACCTTGATGTCGACCGGACCCCTTTTTCCGGCACGGTCCCGCCCAACGACGACCCGGCCCTCGCCGGCGCCGAGCACCATGTACTGACAGGCGTCCGCGATGTCGGAATACCGATCCTTGAACGGCTTTTCCTCGTGCCGGGCGGTGCCTTTGATGCGTTTGAAGTGATAGCCGCCGGCGCACGCCACTTTCAGCGTCCGGCAGTGGGTGCCGCAAACCAGAAAGCGCGGAAGGCCGTTCACCATGGTGATCATGGCGTATTCGACGGCTTCGATGCGGGTCTGGATGTGGTTGTTCTTCACCGGCGCCGGCGTGACGGGCATGCCGAAGGACCGGAAAATGTCATAGGCCGTGTTCTCGTCGGCCTGCGTGCCGTCCTCACCCTTCGGATCGCCGAAGAATTCGACGGAGAAACCTCCCGGATCGCCCTTGCTGGAGGCGAGATGCCAGTCGCCGAGGCGCTGATCCAGCAACTGCTTCACCAGCGGGGCGAAGATCGACGCGCCGACGCCACTCGCCGCGCGCTCGGCGAAGATCAGCCAGCGATTGTTGACGAGTTGCCCGACGACGCAGGCCGGATTGCGGCCGAAATCGAGGCCGACATAGACCGGCCAACCCGGGATCGGTTCGAGCGGCGTCTTCGAGACATGGGAATCCTCGTTGAACTGCTCCCAGACCGGCTTGCCGTCGACATAGACCGTGATCTTGTTGAGGACGCGGGAATCGATCCACTTCTTCGCCTTGCCCTTGATCTTCTCCGCGTAATAGCCGGGCTTCAGCCACTTCGTGTTTTCGGCGCGCGGGTTCATCTTGTACCCGATCAGCGTGCCGCCGCCGTCCTTCACCTCCAGCATCGCCGGCGGCTGGACGTGATAACCCCAGTTGTCGGGCTTCTGGTAGGCAAGCCGCTCCTCCTCCGTCCAATCGTCGGGAAGCGGCACCTCGCCCATCATCAACGGAATGAAGTGGTCCTCGCGCGGCGCGTTCATGTCGGCGATCACGCCGTCCCACGTCGCCCCGCCGTCCTTCACCGCCGGATATCGACCGGTTCGGCTTTCCGCTTCGTCGACGATGGCCTTCTCGATGAATTCGAGCTCGTTGAACCAGATGCCGGTGAACTCGAACGACCGCAGCTTGCGGATATCGTCTTCGCTGTCGAGCGCGAGGAAGATCACCTCCATCTCGACGTCGCCGAGCCGAATGACGTGCCGGAAGGGCCGGTCCCAGTAGAACCGGCCGTACATGTCTTCCGGGAACCAGTCGAGCCACGACTTCACCGTCGTGTTCTTCAGGTCGGGGAAGGTGTTGCGGCAGACCGCCCAGCGCGTCTTGCGGACACTATCCGCGTTGGGCGCCTGCTCGTTCGAGATCATCCACATCTTCATGATGCAGGCAGTCGACGTGCCGGAGCCGATCGACCCGCGGATGATCGAGACGTGCTTCCGGCATTCGAGGAAATCGCGCAGGACCTGGCCATCGGGCTCGTAGATCTTCCGGCCCTCGCCGTCAAATTCGACTTGCGGCAGTTCCGCCGGGCGCTCGGGCTCTTCAATCCTGAGCATCAGCCGGCCTTTCGACGCGCAGCGGACGCGATGGCGCTCGGACGCGATGGCGCTCGCGCAACCGGATAAATCCGCAGGGATGCTGAAACTCAGGTTCGGCCTCGATCTGCATCGAGATCAGCGGAGCCTCATCGCCGTGATACGGAACATCGTCCCACCAAGCACGCCCGGTCATCCGTCGATCTCCGAATAAATCTGCCCGGCGAGCGTCAGGCCGCCACGCATGGCCCCTATCCGCCGCTCGGCATCGTCGAAGTCATAGGCGAAGAACCGGATCGAGAAGGTCGAGCCATCATGTTCGAAATCGGCGAGGAAGGTAAACATCGGCCGACCGTACTGGTCGACGGTCCGAAACTCGGCGTCAGGGCCGGTTCTGCGGTCGCGCTCGGCGTCGAGGGAAATGACGTCGGGCATCACGCCACCAGCGCCCAGATCAGCCATGCGATGAGGCAGATGATGGTCAGAGCGCCAATGACCAGTAGGTCGAGGAGCCCTGAAACAGCACGAACGCCAATGTCGGATCCTGCATCGCTGAGAAAACCTCGCCACACGATCAGAAACAAGATCGAGCACGCCGACAGAAAAGCCGGAACCAACCACCACCCGAATTCAACCGTTAAAGCCATCTCGCATCTCCATCGCTTGAGATGCACGCATCATCGGCGGCGGGGAGAGTGGCGGCAAAGCACTCAGCTAACGCCGAGCCGGATCACCCAGTACAGGAAGGCGATAGCGGCGATGACGTGGAACGGCGTCAGATCGAGAACGCGATCCAACATTCGCCGCCACCAGCGCGGCAGGACATCAATTGCCCCGTCGGCCGCCGGGCGCCAGAAATACCCGGTGGGCACGATGATCCGCACCGGCGTACCGGCAGGAACCGAGATATTCGACAGATCATTCCGTCCCCTGCACAAATATGTCGTAACCATTGCTGCTCTCCGTAAGGTGAAAAAAATTCTGATCCTCAGACCGTCAAAGTGATGCGACTTGTGTGTGAGGGTGGAACTGGAAACTTCGCGGCCAATTTTGCCCCCACCCCCGCCTCCGAGGCCTCGAAATCGAGAACGAACCCGGTACGGGGGCGCGTTCCTCAATCCTCATCGGGAACGCCTTCCAATGTTTCTAAGGCGATAACCTCATCCTGCTCCAGATGGTCTATCTGTGGTGCGCTCTTCACGTCGTCGCGCCGGTCGATCTTGATCACGTAGCCGGGTGTGACGTTCACCGTGTTGTTGATCTGGGTGTTATTGATCACGGTGGCGCCGACCTGGTGCACGCCCCGGTCCATCCCGTCGATGTACTTGGCGGCGTCGAGCTGGACGCGCTCACTCTCGGCCTTGTCTCGCAGCTCGACCACCTTCAATAGCGAGCGAGGGCGTTCGCTTGTCCTCAACACCTCCATGCACTGATTGAGGAAGGCAAGGACATGCGGCTTGAGGAGCATCTGACGGAGGCTTTCGTCCGACATCCCAACTGCTTCGGCGGCTTGTCTCCGAAGCTTGCCTTCGAAGACCATTGCCTCGATGGCCGCCTTCGTCTTGGGGCCGACGACGATCTCTTTTTTTTCTTTTCGGAAGGATGCCGCCGCTTTCTGCGCTCGGTGTGCGACCGACTGAGCGGTCTGCTTGCTGGGGAAGGCCATCGCTTGCTCTTCTTGACCGGTTGCACCTGCGGCCCGCGCCGCTCGCTGCCTTGGTCGGCGCTCGCTTCGCTCTGGTGAGGGAGAGGTTGGAGCGAGGGGAAGAGGGGGTGAGCCGCGCGATGGGTAGCACCTGTGGATAAGGGTACGCAAAGCACAGGGGAATTTCGCAATGAAATCAATGAGGCTCGTTCATCTTCGGAGGTGGTCTCAAAAAGAGAGGGGTGGTTAATACCCCTTGGGCCTATTTCGTGTGCGCATTGATGGGGTGGTTAATGGCTGATATGATGGCAATTCGGGGTGGTTAGCGCCCCATGATTCCGATGGAATGGCGATGGAAATCGACGCTGACGAGCCAGAATATGTGCAGTGCAGGCGATGGCGCGAAGAGGTGATGGAGCTATCCCGGTCGCAGCTGGCCGTGCTGACCGGCTTCTCTGCCGGCGCGATCAAGGACTTCGAGCGCCCGGACAAGAACATCGATGAGAACGCGCGGAAACGCTATCGTATGGCGTGCGCCGCGGCGGAATTCGGGATCGAAGGCGGCTGGCTGAACCGAAAGCTGGTGCTGACACGACGCTTCGAGATGACCGTTCTGCAGGATTAGGAGTAAGCGGAAATGAACATGATCGAGAAGGTCGCCAGGGCGATACAGACGGCTGACGAGCAGAATGGCGGGTGGCCATATGAGCGCGTAGTCCAGGAGAAGCACGCTCGAAATGATCTGTTTGACCGCGCCCGTGCCGCCATCGAGGCGATGCGTGACGAACTTGAGACGCACCTGAAGCACGATGAGGAGGGCGTGATCGACTGGATCGACGCCGCGCTGCTGGAGCACGTGCCGGAGCATCCATCTTGACTCCGATGCCTGACCGCGCCATTTAGCCCTGCAGGTACAAAAAGAGAACGAATGGCGGCGTTCCAAACCGAGGATGCCGCATGCCAGAACCCCGAAAAACCAGGCGAAAACCGCTGACCGAACCCATGCTAATCAGGTATGGGCGAGAATGGCAGGTCTGCTATCAGGCCCGCGGCACCATCAACTATGAGCGCGTGACAGCATGGGTCTACGGGCCGGATAGCACCTTTTTCTGCAAGCATGGTGATCAGCACGAAATCATCATGTTGCCGGAGAAGGACGCTTTCATCGGGGGTCAGTTCCCGTTCGTGATCGACCGCGTGAACGGCGATGGCGTGCCGATGGAGAAGCTGGGCGGAGCCCGCAACGCCGGGGCAGCCATTGCGGCCTACGAGTACTTCAAGACGATCTATTCGGCCGGCGTCCGCCTCTGCAACGGCGCCAGGTTGATGCGGACGCAAAGCGAGGACGAAGATGAGCTTAGACGACAGAACGCCGACCCATCCACCGCCGCCGGTGAGTGAAGAGCACTACTGCGAGCACGAGGGCTGCAACGAATGGGGCGGCTTCGGCATGGCACGCAGCAAAGCCGAGCCGATACGCTGGTGGTGCTGGGAGCACTATCCTTACAAGGATCCGAACTATGCTCGCCGCTGATCTGCCTTCAGGCTTCTTTCCGCTGCCTCGGCCGGCGCGGTAAGTCGACGAGGACAACCGCGCACTTCAATCCGCCGAGCCAGAGCGGGAAGATCTCCGGGCCCATGCCGCGCCCCTGGGGCCGGCCGAAGTTCTCCAGCTTCGAGGTGTAACCCTCCTGCATGCCGGAGCGTGCATCGAGCTCTATCGACGAGACCTTCAGTTCTTCGCGGCGCTTGATCAGTGCGTCTACGAGCTGCTGATAGTCGGTAATGACGCCGGAGACCGGCTTGAGGCCGATGAGGCGGCCTTCGAGGTCAGGATCGAGCCCGCCGCGCGTCGCCTCCCACTTCGCCAGATCGTAATCGGACCAGTAATCGCGCTTGTTGAGCACCAGCGGGACCGGGAATGTCGGATCGTTCTTGATCCAGTTGCGCAGAGTCCACCGGCTGATGCCATAGCGGGCGCAAACCTCGGGCCTCGACAGGTATTTTTCGTTTTTGGTCCGCGTCGTCATGGTGAAAACCGTAGAATTGCGTTGAAAGGTGGTGCTTACCAAGGGATGTCATCGGCGCAGACTGGCACCGGCGGCGCGTTATCGCTCGAGCCCGGCGGCCCATAAATCTCGCCGGTGATCGAGATGAACGCCGATCCGGTCGGGCATTCCCGCAGCTTGGTGACGGATACCGCGTGGGTGACGCCGGAGTGCAGCAGCGCCCGCCGCTCGTCCGCCATCCGGCCCCGGGCTTCCGACTGGCGCTCATGCAGCAGCTTCGGACGCACGCCGACAGGGCGCCGGTCCTCAAGCTGCATGCGCTCCTGCGCCAGATCGATCTGCTTCTGCACGAACGCCATCTCGTCACGGATCGCCGCTGAAAGCTCCGCTGGCGACGGAGCGAATGATTTCGAGAGCTTGTCCAGCTCGCCGCGGATCAACTTCACCACCACCGTCTCGATCGCGTGCTTCGTCGCCTTGTGGCAGGCGATCAGGTACGATTCTTCGAGTTCCGCCGGACTCGCCTTGCGGGGCGGCAGGGCGCGGAAGAGCTTGCCGAGAGCCGTGGAAATCTCCGCCGTCGTGGCTTCCCTCAATCGTGCGTCCATCGTCGTAATCCCTGAATTCTCTGGCTCTGGCGTTGAAAAGATCGGCGAGGTCCGGGTCTCGCTGCGGCGGCCCGCGCTGGACGGTCGCCGGCATGTCGGCCCATCGGTCCTGGTTCAGCCACGTCGAAGGGTTGCACCACGGACGATCATCGGTCTTCGCGACATAGCGCCGGAGACCGGCGAGGATCGTGTCGAGGTCGGCGCGAGACCGGGCCTTGACGAAGGCCCTGAGAGCTTCCGGCTTGCCGACCTTGTTCGGGTAGAGTGGCCAGAATTCGCTTTCGAACTCGGCTTTGAGGCCGTCGGCGGGGGAAGAGCCCCCTTTAGGGGGCGAAGGGGGTATGGATTGATGGGGGTTAGGAGAAGGGGGTGTGGGGGAAGAACCTGAGGGGGAAGAAAGGTCACGCCCGTCACGCGCTGTCACGCCATGTAACGCATTACGCGAACGATGATTTCGTTGGCGAATTCGGTTCTTCTCACGCTTTTCGGCCAGTTTCTCTTTGTTCGCCTCTTCGTCGGCGCGCACCACGGCAACGATCTGCTCCGCGGAGCAGCCGGCCTTTAACATTGCTTCAAGGACAGAGGCGGAAACGCTCACTTCGGACGCCTCCGATATTCCATGTCATGCGTGTTGTGGCAGCGCTGGCACCAGTGGCGCAGGTCGTCGGGCCCGTTGCGAGAGACGTCATGCTCGACGTGGGCAACCGTCAGAACGACGGTCGAGCCGGTGACAGGGTGCGGTTCGCCGTGAGCAGCGCGGCACTCAGGATAGGCCGGAGAGCCCTCGCAGCGCCAACCGGATCGAGCGCCCACCCAGGCGCGAATATCCTGCCATGCACGGGAACGGAGCGACCCGCCGGGATAGAGCTTCTGCTTTTCGGCGCTTATCGGCATGTGAACGCCCTCGCATCATCCTTGAGGGCGAGAACCCATTTGCGGATCAAAGCGACATCGGCCGTGTCTCGATCGCCGAGATGACGCTCAAGCTCCTCGCATGCGTAGAAGAGCGCGTCCTCGCGGGTCTCAGCGAACTTGCCCCACTTCGCGCCGACACGGTAACCGCCGCCGCTCATGTCGGCATTGTAGCTGGTCGACCACATCCAGAGGCCATTGTCGTGACGGTGGACTTCGATCTCGGCGCGGTCCCACGCCATGCGCGGGTGCGGCAGACGGAAAGTGAAGTCAGGCTCATCTCGCACGACAGGACCGTCGGCATCGACTGCGATGCGAACTGGCGGACGGCGAAGAGCGTCGAAAAGGCCGAGCTGCTGCATCACGCCTCCTCCAGCCGCCGGCGGTCGCGGCTACGGTCACGCGCCTTGTTTCGCCGGTTTGCTTTCTGGATCTCGCGGCGCATCGACATGCGGCCCTTGACCTTCATCTTCTTGCCCTGGCCGATCTTCTCGTCGCGCATGCGCTCGGTGACGATGGTGACCAGCTTGCCGGACCGGATGACGTAGGCGAAACCCTCGTGCCGCACGATGACCTGCCGGAAGCCGGCAAGGATCGCCATCATCACGGGGCGGCTGAGAATGCTCTGACGGACGGCCGCCACCGGCAGCCCGGCACGCTCGCAGCACAGGACAGCGCGTTGATGCTCGTCGAGGTGATCAGCACCAGCGAGCCATTCCGCCACCGGCAGGCCGAGCACGCGTTCGAGGTATCGGATGACGGCGTGGCAGGAGACGGCCTCAAGCATCGGCAAGCCTCCGCTCGTAGCACAATCCCAAACCAGCTTTGTCAGCACCGACAAGCGCGCCAACACCTCTATCGCCGGCTGCGACAAGGACTGTGCCGGTCGAGGGGGAATCGCCAGTAGACCCGTCCGGTCTGATGAATCTGACCTTTCCACCGATGAAGAGCAGCGCGTCGGCTTTGCGCGCCATCTCCTGCCACCACGGCGCCGAAGTTCTATCCGGCACCAAGGCGATGCCGTTGCCGTGCTGAAGGAACTTATCCAGCCAAGGCTTCAAACCGTTACGGCCGCCGAAGGGCGGGTTCATCCAGACGAAGCCGTTCCACGCGCGCTCAAGGCCTCGGTCATAGAGCCAACCGAGGCACGGGACATGCAGCGGCCCTTCGATAGGCGCAGAAACATCGAGGTCGAACGTCTCGCCTAGCGCGTCGAAGATATACTTCGGCGTCCACCAATCATCTGATTTTCCGGAGGCTTCCCAGTGACTCATGCCGCCACCTCCCGCCCGATGAAGCGCGGGCCGCCGGTGTGCTGCGCGTGGAAACGGTACCAGCTACAATCCTCTTTGCCGCTCATCGTCGTGCCCGGAATCCAGCGGAGGCGACCGACAGCTACGATATGGCTGCACTGGTCGATGAAGGGCGCCGACTGCCTGGTATATGCCCAGCCAGAATCGAATAGCAGCCAAGTCGGCGCCATCGCCTGGAACCGCAAAATCATCTGATGCATGATGTCGCGCTTCCATGGGATGTTCGAAATGATCGCGTCGAAGACCACTTCCTCGTCGAAGGGGTGGACAAGCGCGTCGAGGCCGGTCTCGATATCGCCCTCATAGGCGCAGACGAGCCCAGCCGCCTGCAGCTGGCCGACGAGATGTCCCTCGCCCGCGCATGGCTCGGCAAAGGTGCGGATGCCGCGCAGATGAGGCAGCAGCATAGCTACGGCGCGCGGATCTATGGTCTGATAGGCGTCGCGATCAATGCGCGGGAAGCTACTCCTTTTCCCCATGTCACGCCGCCCTCTTCTTCGAGAGCCGGACCTCGCGCGGGATATAGGCGACGCGAGTGTGATAAGTGCAGTAGGTGCCGCCGTGCTCGACGTTGTGGCCGCAGAACAGAGTGCTGGCCTTCTCACCGCTGACCGGGAAGCGGCAATCATTGGCGCCGAGGTCGATGAGCGATAAATTCAGCGGGGCCGGCCGTACGATGCTGGCGACGACCGGCGACGGCGGGACGGCGCGAGCTTCGATCTCGGCAAGCTTCTTCGCACGCCCCAGCGCGGCAGCCTTCCGGCGCTCCTCCCGCATCGCGCGGTCGCGGTCGATCTGATCACGCTTCGCCGCCCGCTTCTTGTCATCCGCGCGCTTCCTGATCTTGGAGGCGCTGTCGTGCCCGACGTCATGGCAGAGGTTCAGCCGGTGCACCTTGCCGATGACGGCATTGCGGGACACGCCGCCGAGGATTTTGGCGATCTGCCCAGCGCTCATGCCGTCGCGCCAGAGTTCGGTAAGCCGCTCGATGCGAGCGTCGGTCCATGTCGGGTTGATGTTCATTCGAAGACCTCGATATTCCACCCGCCGCCGTCCTTCTTGGACTGCGGGCGAGCTGCGATGAACCGGAAGGGGTAGAGATCGGCGGCGACCTTGATCTTCACGCGCGCGTCGTCTTGCCAGAAGCCTTTGACCTCGTGCATTTCGAGGTGGCCGGTGGCGCGCATCACGGCAAAGTCAGGCGTGTAGAAGGTGTTGTCGGCGAGGCGGAGCTTTACACCCTCGAACCGATACCAGAGGACATCGCCGGCAACCCGCATGTCTTCGAGCATCGCCTCGTATTTCGCCTCAGTCTTGTTGCGCTCGCCCGTTTTGAGACGGCCAAGAGCAAGGCGGCCCGAAGCCGCCTTTCCCTGAGATGACGCATTGCTGCGGCCCGCCATCAGCTTTCATCCGGCGGCAGTTCGATCATGCCGAGAGCCTGGAGATAGGTGTCGAGGATCGCTTCCTGCTCGACCCGCTCGTTCTTGTCCTGCTTGCGGATCTGGATGACCTTGCGCAGAACCTTGGTGTCGAAGCCGACGCCCTTCGCCTCGCCGTAGACATCCTTGATGTCATCGGCGATCGTCTGCTTCTCCTCTTCGAGGCGTTCGATCCGCTCAATCAATGCGCGCAGTTGATCGCGCGCTACGCCGTGTGCGTCAGACATTTTCCATCGCTCCTTTGAAGCTCTTCGACGATCGGGAACCCGCAGGGCGCGCGAAGAGCACCGCGCCGCGCTGGTGTTCAATGGTGTGCTGGGCGTCGATGTCGACCTGAGCCGGGATGACGCCGCAATCGACGCAAATCCGCCCGGCATTCAGCCAGGCACCGCAATCGGGGCAGACGGCACGCGCGCGTTTCAGCATCGGCCTGCCTCGCGAAGAGCAGCCGCGCCGAGCACGATGACGCCGGCGGCGATGATGATGACGAGGATGAAGAGAGCGAAGGTCATCGACGTGGCCTCCGGCTGCGGGCGCGGGCGACGAGGAGGGCAATCGCCCGATCCTTGCACCAGACGGATGCGACGTAGAGAGCGGAAGAGACCTGCAGGAGACGGTCGGCGAAGAAGGCGCGCATCACTTCATCCCCGTCTTGAGCTTGTCGAGCTGTTCGCGGTGCCAGTCGAGACGGGCCTCAAGCTCGGCGATGTGGACGCCGCGCTCGAACTCGCGCCACCAGCGCGTGCCCGAACCCTCCATGATCGACTGCAGCAGCTCGAACCCGGCATCGGACCGCAGCAGGTTCACCAGCGCGTCGGCGCCGGGCTCCGTCCGGCCTTCAAGCCAGAGTTCGGCGGCGCGGCGGCTGATATGCGCACGGCCGGCTAGATTGGCGGCGGTCTTCGAGGGCCAAAGCCGCCGCGCGAGGTCGCAAACAGCGTCGATGCACCGAATCGTGTTTCGGCGCTTTCCGAATCCCGAGTCCGAGAAAAGAGACGATTGTGCAGACATCAAGCCACCTGAAGGAGACGATGGAAATGTTGAGGAGAGCGCGGTTCAATCATGCTGCCACCATCGGGCCGCTTTCGATCTCCGCCAGAATTCGGTTGTAGGTGTCGATGCTGATCGACCTACCGTCACGGAGCCGCGACAATAGTTTTCCGTCGTTGACCACCTTCTTTCCGAAGGTCGTCTCAGCCATCCCCGTCGCACGGCAATGGCGTTCGATGCTCTCGATGATGGATTGGTTCGTGATCATGCGGATCACAATAATGGGCAATTACCCATTTTGCAATGGGCAATAACCCAAGTGCTATTTACGCAAGGATTGGGCAATATCCCAACATGTCAGATCATTGGAAAGAACGTATTCGTGCGGCCATTGACGCCAAAGGCACGAGCATGAAGGCCGTGTCGTTGAAATCCGGCAAGGGCGAGACATTTGTCCGCGACATGCTGGAGCGAGATCGTGCACCCTCGATCGATAACTTGAGATCAGTCGCAAATGCGCTCGACATGACGATCATCGATCTTCTGAGCGATAAGCCGACACCAAAAAGCGATCCAGGCACTAGGCGGGTCGTGGTGGCAGCACATGTCCAAGCAGGACATTTCTCCGAGACATGGGAATGGGACGAAAGCGATCATTACGATGTCTTCGTGCCCGACGACCCCGAGTTCAGAAGCCTAACCCTGTACGGCGCCGAGATCCGCGGCCCATCAATGAACAAGCGTTACGCGGAAAAAACTGTTGTCGTGTTCAACAACATAATCGAAGCACATGAGCGGCCGATATTGGGAAAGCGATATGTGGTGGAGCGGCGGCGCCCGAGCGGCGAAGTAGAGCATACCGTCAAAGTCCTCCACTCGGACGAAGACGGTAAGCTGTGGCTTGTTCCAGAGTCGACTGATCCGCGTTTCCAAGCGCCAATATCCATCGAAGATGGCACCGGAGACGAAGATACTGTCTCAATAATCGGACGTGTGGTGTTCGCCGTTACTCGTGAGTGAAAGTTTTCTTCACCCTTCGAGAAATCAGCATGTATGGAATCCATACCAGCGCGGGGATGGCGATGCGCCCGATATCTGCCGCCGCCGATGCGGACGAGAAGCGTGTGCCAGCAAGTAGCGCGGCAACAATGATCGCGGAGGTGAGGTTGAGCAGCACAAGGGCAATGAACACCTTCGGGTATATCGCCTTCTTGTTCACCAGCAGATAGATCGCCCAAGACCAGCCCAACACCGAAATAACGGATGCGGCCATTTCGATTGCGATAGGGGCTCCGAGCCCGCGCGGTATAGTTATCCCGGCCATCAGACGCCAAGTCTCTATCAGGGACCAAGCATAACTCAGTGGGGCGATAAACGTCCCAATCGCAGGCAGAATCAACCAGCCCGTCACCCCATCGAGCTCGTGCCTTCTGTCACCTTCCATTACCGTTGAACGCTCAGCCATCAGACATCCCCTCTCCTCGAAGATAGTCGAACCCTGTCTGATGGTTTCCGTCAAGCGGGCTCGACATCCTCGAAACGGCCGGGAATCCAAGTGATTCGCGCACGAATGTGATTTCGCCTCCATCAATGGGCAATTTCCCATTGACATGATGGGAAATTGCCCATTATGCTCTTCTCCATCAAAGGAGAGCGCAATGTCACACACCCGCAAGCCCGATCCTGCATTCGTCGCCACCGTCGGCCGCCAAGCCCGCGAACAGCTCCTGATCATCCTCGTCCTCACCGCCGCGCTCGTCACGGCATGCGGCGCCGTCGGCTTCGAGCGCGTCAACCGCGCCTACGAAATCGCGTCGAGGGTTTGATCATGGCCAACATTGATCTCGCCGTCGCCCGTATCCGCAATCAGGCAGTCCGCCGCCCGTTCGGCGAACGCGCCCGGTATGTCGCCGACAACATCCGCCACCAGCAGGACACCATCCGCAAGTTCACGACGGGCCGCGCGCCCGACGGTTGGTCGCTGTCCCAGTCCGAAGAGCTGCTTCACCGCCTCGTCGACATGGAAGCCAAATTCGCCGCCGCCGAACGCGCTGCGGCCTGATCAATCACGCCCCTGATCTGCTGGGGCTCTCGAAACACAGGGGATGAAGATGACTTACAGTGTTGAACACGCCCGCAAGATTTACGCGATGGGAGCGTTCCCCGCGATTGAAGCCGGCTTTGACCCGTGGAAGGCGCTTGAGATCATCCAGAACGCCGCTCAGGCAGAACGCGAGACCAAAGCGGAAGCCCGCAAGGCTGACCTGCGGGTTGGAATGGTCGTCAACGACGGCCGCCTCGGCACGATCGTCTCCATCGACGGCAACCGCGTCACTCTTCAGGGGTACCTCGCCAAGCGATCGGCTCACATCGCGGACCTGCACGACTGGTCCTACGAAGCCGCCTAACCCCACCCCATCGCCCAGACGGGAGAGCGTCCCGTCGCAGTTTGAGGACACGGCAATGACCAACTTCATCACCGTCAGCCAAAGCGCGCTTGATGTCGCGCTGCTCGCCCGCGAGGTCTACGCGATGGAGACCGCGACGAAGCGCAGTTGCGACCGGTTCGCCCGCGAGACCATCGACGAGCGCCGCGAAGATCTTGACGACCGTTTCCGCTCGCTCGCCGCCGACCTCGGTTTCGACGTCGTTCCGGCAGCGGCGAACGTGCGGGAGGCTGCGGAATGACTGCCGTCCGTATCGAAGACTACTTGACCGAAGACCAGATGCGCGAAATCGCGATCGAGGAATGGCGTCGGATTTGCAGTGAGGCCTGCAACGGGCATCAGGAGCGTATCATCAGCAATGTTGCTCATGACGTTGTCGTCACCATGGTCGCTGAGGCTCTTGGCGAAACCGCTCTTGAGCAGATCAGGGCGAAGGCTGTCTCGGTCATCGAGAACCTTACCGAATTCACCGTCTTCAAACGCCCGGATGCTTGGGATCGCGGCCCGTCACCCGCTTACGCAGCCCTGATGGACGCAGTGAAGAACAACAAGGATCTCGTTGACAAAAAGGTGGGGCAGTGCATCGCCCAACTTTCCAAGCGGGATGCGCTTGAAATCATCAAATCTGGCGTTGTCCAGATCAACCCGAAGGCGGGAACATGACAGAGATCATCACCCTCGCCCCCAGCGAACTGATCACGGCGCCCGGCCTGTACGCGATGACGGAAGCGGCTTACCACGCTGATCCTGTCGCCGAGCCCAGCCTCAGCCGGTCCATTGCCGAGAAGCTGATCCTGCAGAGCCCGATGCATGCCTTCGCCGCTCATCCCCGGCTTACGAAGCAGGAGGAGAAGGACGAGGCGAACAGCCGGGCGCGCGACATCGGTTCAGCGGCGCACGCCATGCTCCTCGGTCAGCCGACGCTCATTTCCGTCCTCTGCTTCGACGACTTCAAGAAGAAGGCGGCACAGGAAGCGCGCACCGAGGCGCAGGAGAAGGGCGCGATTGCACTCCTCAAGAAGGACATGGACACCGTGCAGGCGATGGTCGAGAAGGCCCGCGCCGTGCTGGCGGAGAACGAAGACGATGCGGTTCGTGCGCTCGCCGGCAGTGGTGACGAGGCGTGGCCGCGCTTCAACGAGGTAACGGCCGTCTGGCGCGACCGTTGCGGCGGCGCCTGGTCTCGCGCCCGCATGGACCGGCTGTCGATCAGCGCGAAGACGATCACCATCATCGACTACAAGACGACCGAACTCAGCGCCGCGCCCGATTACGTCGCCCGGACCATCTTCAACAACAACTACCATTTCCAGGAAGCGTTCTATCGGCGCGGTCTCCGGCAGTTGTTCCCCGAGATCGACCGCCACGAACGCCGGCTGGAATTCCGCTTCATCGTTCAGGAGCAGGAACCGCCGTTCGAGATCACCGTCGCAAAGGTCGACGCCGCTGGCCGGCTGATCGGCGAGAAGATGGCGTCGGCCGCCTTCCTGCTGTGGCGGAAGTGCCTGAGCGAAAACCATTGGCCCGGCTATCCCGGCGAGACGAAAACCGCCGAGATGCCCGCCTACATCGACACCCGCTGGTGCGCGAAGGAGATCGAGGACCCGTATTTGCAGGGGCTCGGATTCGACCCCCTGCCGATGTTTGAGACCAATCCCTACAAGCCGAAACCGATTATGGAGCCGAACTGATGTCGCACGTCCACTTTGACACCGAATCCATACTGAAGGACATGCAGGCCAACTTTGGCCGGCTTCCGTCCGCGCCGTCAGATCCTGTTGAGTTTCAGGCGGTGAATCGCCACCGGGACGTAACCATCGCATTGGCTCGGATGGCTTTGGAAGAGGCGAACCGAGGGTCCCAGCCGGACTTCATCATCTGGATGTGCGCTCAGTTCTGCGCCGAATTCCTTGAGAATATGCAGAATCTCGCAGACGCCGCATCGTCAGAGATCAACTCTTGCTTTCTCCAGCATCTCCTTGACTGCATCCGGCAAGTGGAAGACGGCTCAGCGAAAACTGGCGTGGGCTATCCGACTTTCGGGGTTGGAAACTCAGTCCAGCACACCTGCTCTCAAATCGATCTCAAAGGTTGACAGGCTGACCCCATGACCAATCATCGTGTTCATAATCTTATCGTAGTCGGGATCGTTCAGCCTGATGCTGAAGTCGTAGATATCGATCAGACGCTTGGTGCCGTACTTCAACAGCGCCTTGGCTCTGAGCGTCTCCAGATCGTAGCCACGGCCGCCGCGGCTGATCTCATCCAGCAGGTTGTTCGTCGCCTCAACGTAGGCGTTCGTGTACCTGTGATCGAAGTAGTTGAAGATCAGCCGTCGCCAGCGTTTCTCCCGCATGTAGGACAGCACCTTCCGGAACGGATGCTCCAGTTCCTTCGGGAGCAATTCTCGCCAGCTATCGTAGGCCTTCTCGGCTTCGGCTCGGGTCTCGCACTGGTAGATGTCGTAGAACCATTCCTTGAAGAGGACCGCCTGTTCGATCGCCGGGTGACGCTTGAACAAGGTCTTCAGCCGGAACTCGTCTCCGATGCCAAGGCGCTCAGGACGCGCCCGCAGCAGGCCGATCTGGTTCTTGAGCTTGATCCGCTCCTCGTTATCGACCTTGGATTGGATGCTCTTCCGGACCTCGGAGACGGCGAAGTCGGCGTAGCGCAGGACGTGGAACTTGTCGATGACGACGGTCGCGCCTTTGAAGTACGTCTCGTTCAGCGTCTTGTAGGGCCAGTGCATGTCCTGGGTGATGACCTCGACCTTCATTCGGTCGCGGTGCTCCCATTGCCGGAAGTACTCCTCAAGGTTCGTCTGCTTTCGAGAGATGAGAATGTCGAGCAGAACTCGCTTCTCGACATCGCCGATGACGAAGCGCGGGTGTCCGCCAAGAACCTTCTCGTCCATGCCGAGAACGCGGGGCAGATCGAAGGTGTAGTGCTCCAGTCGCCGCGCGGCCTCCTCCTTGAACACGCGGCGGACAAGGCTTTCTTTCACGCCGTTGATCTGCCCACCCATGGAGAACTTCATGGCAATGCCGTCCTGCGCGAGTTGGCTCAGGAAGCGGCTCGTCATGCGTCTCTTCTCGTCGATGTGGGGCAGCTTCTCAAGAAGCACCGTGCCGCAGCTTCTGCATCTGTACCGCTGGCGCGTGATCCGCAGATAGGTCTCCTGGCGCTGGAGCGGATGATCTCGGAAGTGGACCACGCGCTTGCCGTGCTTCACGACATCCGGCTCATCACAATCGCACTTCTCGATGGCCGGATCGATGATGATCGTGTCGACGTACAGCTTCCCGTCCAGCTCTTCGGTCTCCATGGCCATGTAGCCATCCAGCCGCAGCAGATCAAATCCAACAATGCCCCTCATTCACCGTTCCCCCAGAAGTCGCGGGAACATGAGCCCGTCAATTACCCCTGTCAAATCCGGGAGTTAGCCGCATGAAAATCGATTCCAGTTCAGAAATCGTTAAAAAGGCGATCGAGGAATACAACCCGACCCACATCGTCTCGATGGTCTCGGGCGGCAAGGACAGCGCAGCATCCGACCAGGTAGCCCGTGAGCTTGGCCTGAAGATCGACTTCGTCATCCACGGCAACACCCGTTGCGGCATTCCGGAGACGACGGAGTTCGTCCGAGATGTCTATGGACGCAAGGGTGAATACGTCGAGGCCGATGCGGGGACAGCCTATGAGGACTACGTTCTCCGCAAGGGCTTCTTCGGCAAGGGTATCGATGCGCACGGGTTCGCCTACCGCGTTCTCAAGGCAACGCCGTTCCGCAAGGCAGTCTCGCGGGAAATCAGGCAGGGCAAGCGCGGCGTGCGCGTCCTCCTCCTCAACGGAGCCCGCAAGGACGAAAGCGAGAACCGCAAGAAGAACCTGAAGCTGTATCGCGCCGATCCGGCGTCCCCTGGCAACATCTGGGTGAACATCATCCACGATTGGAGCCAGGAGGATCGAGACGCCTACCTCGAAAGCCGCCAGACGCCGATCAATCCAGTTGCCACGCAGCTTTGCCGTTCCGGCGAGTGCATGTGCGGCACCATGCAGACCGATCAGGAGCGCATGGAAGCGGCGGTGCTCTATCCGAAGTGGAACGAATGGCTGACCGATCTGGAGAAGGAGGCTTTGAAGCTCCACGGGTTCGGCTGGGGCCAAACCGCTCCTAAGCCAAGCAAGGCCAACCCCGACCAGTTCGCCCCGATGTGCAAGGACTGCATGCGCCGGGGGACATCGGCATGATCGTCCGCTTCTTCAAATTCCTCGCGCTCCTTTGGTACGCCGACGAGCACGGTTGGCCTGAAGAGGAGCGTCATAGCCCGATCGGCCGGACCGCTCCGAGTATTGGAGCACTACACGGCCCGGCCGATCTACCGAAGGAGCAAGGGAGTGAACAATGACCGCATCAACCTCGGAAGACGAAAGCAGGAGGGGACCCCCAAATGTCAGATCAACCTCAGAAATCGGAAAGCCCTGGCGTGTCGGTCAAGCTCCGCAACATCGACGGAGGGCGCGCCTGATGTCCGAATTCACCGATGCCGTGCGCAACGATACCAGCCTCTTGATCGCCATCGCCGGCGCTTCCGGCTCCGGCAAGACCTTCTCCGCGCTGACCATGGCGACCGGTCTCGCCCAGGGCGAGCCGATCTATGCCATCGACACCGAGGCGAAGCGCATGCTGCACTACGCCGACCAGTTCACGTTCAAGCATATGGACATGAAGCCGCCGTTCACGCCGGAAGCCTACATCGAGGCGATCCAGAAGGCGGAGCGCGCCGGCGCGAAGGTGATCATCATCGATTCCACGTCCGACGAATACGAAGGCGTCGGCGGCCTGCAGGAGATGCACGACGAGGAAGTCGCGCGCCTCGCCCGCAAGCCGTTCGATCAGCTTCAGGGCTGGGAAATCGACAAGTTCAACGCGCCGGCGTGGAAGGTCCCGAAGACCCGACACAAGACGCGCCTGATGTCGCCGCTGCGGCAGGTCCGCGCCTACATCATCTTCTGCCTCCGCGCCGAAGAGAAGATCAAGTTCGTGAAGGTCTTCGACGAGAAGAGCGGCCGCGAGAAGACGGCGATCGAATCCGCAGGCTGGGTGCCGATCTGCGAGAAACGCTTCATGTATGAGATGACGATGAGCTTCACCGTCACGCCCGAGCGGCCCGGCGTGCCGCTCATCGAGGACGGCCAGGCCGTGCACGGCAAGATCCAGAGCCAGCACCTTCCGTTCTTCCCCGCCGGAAAGCGCGTGACCGAGGAGTGCGGCCGCTTGCTACGCGCTTGGGCCCGCGGCGAATCCACATCAGTTCAGTCCGCCTCCTCCTCCCGGCAGGCTGATACCGGGGCCGGCCCGCGCTCCTCCTCCCAAGAGCCGGCACCGAATGTCTCCCGCGCGCTGCTGGCGGAATACGACCAGAAGCTCGGCGCCGAACTCGACCGCGACGGGCTGATCGCGGCACATGAGGCGTTCAAGCCGAACTTCACCGGCGTGAATGCTGCCGGCGCCGAGATCGCGAAGAGAATCCTCAGCGCCCACAGCCAGCGGATCAAGGGCGACGCGGACGCCGATAGCACGGCGATCTACGTCACCGGCCTGCTCGACGAGATCGGAGAACCTGCATGACCAAGAAGATTGAAGACGGCGGGCCGGCGTTCCCGACAATTCCTTCATACGATGGTGAGGGCTATCCGTCGCGGGACTCCTGTGGGCTTAGTGTTCGCGATTACTTCGCTGTCCATGCTGACCAGCCCGGATATGCCGAGATCGTAAGCCATGCTGGCCTCACCTATGGCAGCAACCAAGTTTGGAAGGACGCGCAGACCAGCATCGGAACGTTCGATTCTTGGTGGCGCGATCTGCCGAATAGCGAGCGCTTCCGTCTCAGCGCGGAGGTTCGATATGCGATGGCCGACGCGCTGCTCGCCGCTCGCAAGTCAGGCGGTGAAGCATGACCTCCCCCGTATCCGCAATAGAGGTCATAGAAAAGGCAATGGAAGGCGTGACGAACAAGGTCACGTGGTCCGTCGAAGGTTTCGATGACGCCACCGGGCAGGTGAATGTCGTTGGCGACGGCTTCTTCATTGCCGGTGTAATCGCCAACCAGCCTGACCAGGAAGCGACCGCCACGTACATCGCCGCCTGCAACCCTGTCGCCATGCGGGAAGTCCTCGCCCTCGCCCGCCAGGCAGAGGCGTTGCAGCGGGAGAATGCGGAGAAGGATGCCAGGATAGCGGCGCTCGAAGCTGGCATCCGTCCATTTTCCAAGTTCGCTGGCGTCGTCTTCGAGCGAAACTTCAACAGCAGCGATCCGGTCGACACGATGACGGCCACGGACGGCGCTGTCTCGACGCTCTATGCGCGCGACTTCTTCAGCGCCCGCGCACTACTCGGAGAATCTGAAAATGCAGAGTGAACTCAAGCCCTGCCCGTTCTGTGGTGGCGTCGATATCAAACGTGAAGATGACGGCTACGAGGAATGGCTAAAGTGCGGCCATTGCAGCGCCGCCGGCCCGTACACGGCCGAGGATGCGGAACAAGGTATTGGTCTTGTCGCCGCCTGGAACCGTCGCGTCACCCTATCCGATCAAGAGCGGGCGGTAGAGGTGAAGGGGCTGGAGTGGCGGCAAGGGTATCGAGACGCCGGATGCAGCATCGTGCAGGCATCAACGTTCCCATTCTATCAAATCCGGCAGCTTGACGACGTCATCTGGTTGGATATCGACAACCATCAGGCCATCTACCCCTCCGTCGACGCCGCCCAAGCCGCCGCTCACGCCGACTACGAACAGCGCATCCGCTCCGCCCTTGTCGATGTGCCGGTAGAGCCGGTGGCGAGCGTTCCCGTGGGATGGGTGCTTGTGCCTATCAACCCGAGCGGCGAAATGGTCGCGGCGGGTGGTAGCTGGTCGGCTCTCCCCGGGCAGACGTGGGCGGACATGATCGATGCCGCCCCAATCGGCCCAACACCGCCGCACCATAAGAGCACAGAGAAGCCTGTAGCGCTGATCGAGCGAGAGGCCCTTGCCGAACTCCAAAAACACAAGACGGCGACTGGAACGGTTTGCAGCCCCCAGTTCAAGAGCAAGTTTGGCGACAAGGTTCCCCTCTACACCCACCCACCCCATAGAGAAGGAGAGGACAGCGCGGAGGTGATCGAGGAAGGCGCGAAAATCCTCGCAAAGTGGATCGGCTACGCTTGGGACGGCCTCTCCGACCGCGATATTTCCGCCGAGTGTAAGGATTGGGCTTACAACGGCATCGGCGCCCTCGGAATGCAGGGGGGAAAACCGGCGCTCCGCAAGGTCGCGGCTTCAGTCCTCGCCCTCGCCGCCACGCGCAGCGGTTCCGCCACAGGTCAGAAGGGGTGCGAGCCGTGACCCAGCGGATCGACCTCGAATACCAGGTCGCAGAGCTTTTCCGTCTGAAGATGGAAGAGTTCGCCGACTGGTGTGCCGAGAATTGGACCGTCACCGAACTCCAAGCCCAAGCCGACAACGTTTTTGACGCGAAGCCAGCAGGCTATCGCGAGGGATACAACGCAGCAGTCGAAGGCCTGCGAGGCGCGATTGACTGCTTTCTAGAGGAAAAGCCATGAGCCGCATCTATCTCGCATCCAGTTGGCGCAACCCGTACCAGCCCGACGCCGTCGCTATGCTCCGTGCAGCCGGTCATGAGGTCTATGATTTTCGCAATCCGCCGAACGGCGTGAAGGGCTTCGCTTGGTCGGAGATCGATCCGGACTGGTTGGGCTGGAAGGCGGAGACATATCGCGATCTCCTTACCACGCACCCCATCGCCTCGCGCGGCTACCTAAACGACTTCCGGGGCATGGAATGGGCGGATACCTGCGTCCTGCTCTTGCCGTGCGGCCGGTCGGCGCACCTTGAAGCAGGATGGTTTGCCGGTCGCGGCAAGCGCCTGATCATCTGGACCCGCGATGGCGAAGAGCCCGAGCTGATGGCGCTCATGGCGAACGCGATTTGCGTCAACGGGGACGAAGTGCTGCGCGCGCTCGACGGCCAACCCATCGTAGGAGCCGCCGCATGACCACCACCAGCAAACCAAAAGGCGGTGCTGAATGAACGCGCGCCCCGTCCTTGATGCCTGCTGCGGAAGCCGAATGTTCTGGTTCGACCGGGCAGATGAGCGTGCCGTTTTCGGCGATATCCGGCACGAGCGGCACGAGCTGGCCGACAGGTCCAGCACCGGCGGGAGCCGAAGCCTTATCATCGAGCCCGATCAGGTTCTCGACTTCCGCAACCTGCCGTTCGCCGATGACCATTTCCACCTTGTTGTCTTCGATCCCCCACACCTGATCCAGAACGGTTCCAAAGGCTGGCTGGCGAAGAAATACGGCAAACTCGGATCCGACTGGCGAGATGATCTCAGCGCCGGCTTCTCTGAATGCTTCCGCGTCCTTCGTCCGCTCGGGACGCTGGTTTTCAAATGGAACGAACATGAGGTGAAGGTGTCGGAGATCCTGAAACTGACCGACCAGAAGCCGCTTTTCGGCAACCGCTGCGGCAAGAACGCAAAATCGCATTGGATCGTTTTCATGAAACCGTCCGGCTCTGACACCACTTCATCGAAGGACGCGGCCGATGCTTAGTTCGGTCTTTCGTTTTCGTCACCCATGCGCGCCCGTTGCTCTATCCGCACAGCTTCGACAAACATCAGAAGCGCGGCGGGGCCCGAGACACTTTGAATCTCGGCGGAGGCTGCCATCTGCGCCGCAATGCGGCAGGCCAGAGCAAGACCTTCACCAATCGCATCGTCAATCATCTTTTCGAGGTCGTAGGTCATGAAGCCAGTAAAGCAGCAAACGCCTGATTTTTACACCAACGTATCTTCCGGAGGCGAGCATGGCTGACCGCCTCACAAGATGCGCGGCCTGCGACGGCCGCGGCTATCACCGCTGCGAGTGCTGGCCGGGTGACTGCATATGCGGTTGGGACGATCAGGATTGCGAGGAATGCGGCGGCGAAGGCTGGATCGACCCGAGCTATGACTATCCTGACGGACCGTGGACGCCGGAAGAATGGCGGGAAGTATGCACAAAGGCGGAGAAGGAGGCAGAAGCTGCCGGTCTCAAGGATGTTCCTCCAGATGCAAGGGATGCAGAGATAGCAAGACTGAGGGAGGCGTTGCACGCAATAGCTGACGACGCATCCGTCCCGCAGCAGATGTATGACCGGAACGGTCCACAATGGACTTCCCCGCAAGGAAACGAATACGAGGACACCAGCGCACATCTCGCCAAGTGCAATGAGATTGCCGAGCAGGCTCGCGCCGCCATAACCACAACTGGAACCGTCCCCTCCTCCCGCAACGCACTTTCTGGAGGAGAAGGAGAATGAAGCTGACCAGCCTAGAGGAAGAATTTATTGCGGAAATGGCAGCTGAACCCGGCTCAGATAACGAGTGGGCGAATTTCGACCCACCCTTTGTGCGCAAGGCATATGACCGTTTCGTCCGCAAAGGCTGGCTGGAATACAGAGGCGACGGACAGAACAGGGACTTCAGGTGGACAGCCGCCGGCCGCAACGCACTGGATAAGGAGCGGGGATGACTGCGAAGAACGCACTTTTCGTCACGGAAGCTCAACTCGCCGAGCGCATGGGCCTGCCGACGCTGAAGCTGCAGGAGTTGTTGCCGACGATCACCAAGGCGGGCTTTCCTGCGCCAGACCCTCTGTTCGAAAACCGCCGCTACTGGCCCGCCTGTCAGGCGTTCCTTGATCGCCGCTACGGACTCACCTCACAATCGCCTCAGGCCATTCCCGGCCTTGATGGAGAAGAGCGATGGAATTGAAAGCTCCAGGCCTGAAAACCAGGCCAAGGGCAGACGGATCGACTGCCTATTACTGGGTGGCGTCGGCCGTTTCCCGCGATGCAGCAGGATACCCGCAGAAGACAGTTCGAGTTCATGGCACCGGGGACGAGATCGCCGCCCACTGCCGGCGCCTGACGGGCGAATTGAAGGAATGGCTTAGCCGAAAGGGCATTGGCAACCGCGTCCAGTACGACGGGACCCTCAAGTCTGTCATCAACCTTTATCGCCAGACCAAGGAGAGCCCGTACTTCAGCGTGAAGAGCAACACCCGGGCGATGTACGACGAAAGCCTCGACCTTCTGGAGAAGTCCGTCGGCAGTCGTAGGCTTGAGAAATTGAACGGCCTCGACTTCAAGCGTTGGCATTCCAATCTCAAAGAGCCGGCAGCAGACACCGAGAAGCAGGCGCAAGCGCGCGCGGAGGCGGCACGGGAAGGCATCACCTTGCCACCGAACCCGGAGCGTCCGCGGCGTGCCTACAAGGCGATGCAGCTCCTACGGATCGTTATCAAGTTCGGCGTGGTCCTCGACATCAAGGAATGCTTCCGCCTCGCCACCATTCTTGAGAACCTGGAGTTCAGCGCACCGAAGGCACGGAAAGAGCGGATCACGTTCGAGCAGACGCAGGCGATCTGCCAGAAGGCCATCGCCATGGGACGAGTTTCGATAGCTCTCGCCCAGGCACTGGAGTTCGAGCTCACCCTCCGCCAGATCGACGTGATCGGCCGATGGGAAAACATCGAGGGCGAGAACTTCGGCGGTATAGTAGATCGCGGCCGGCAATGGCGCGATGGCTTGCTCTGGTCTCATCTCGACGAGCACGGCATCCTCACCAAGACGACGAGCAAGGTTGACGATGTCGTCGCCGAGCATGACACCATGGCCTATCCGTTCTTGCGTAGCATCATCGACATGATCCCGGTGGGCCAGAGGATCGGGCCGATGATCAAGAGCGAAACGACGGGCCTCCCATACAAGTACCGGAAGTTTGCCCAGTATTGGCGGCAAATTGCGACAGAAGCCGGGGTGCCCGAAAACGTCTGGAACCGCGATAGCCGCGCCGGCGGCGTGACAGAAGGGTCAGATGCTGGCGCCGATATCGAGCATCTGAGGCACCACGCGAACCACAAGAACGCCGCAACAACGCAGCGCTATAACCGGAAAACGATCGAAAAAACTCGCGCCGTTGCCCATCTTCGAATCGCGAAGCGCAATGCCGGGAACGGATCGGATACAGGCGCGTAGGAACGCCTGTCGGAACAGTAGGAATGCACGATAGACTAACAGATTGATTTTATTGGTGATCCCGCCGCGATTCGAACGCGGGACCCCCAGATTAGGAATCTGGTGCTCTATCCTGCTGAGCTACGGGACCACTGACTGCACCCATACAAAAGCCGCGCGCCTAAGCCAAGCGATTTTCGGTGCCCTTGTGCCGAGTTCCCTGCGGAACAGCCCGGCGGGCGGGATCGTGAGACATTCGGGTCATCGGATGGAGATGGCTCCATCCCCTGAACCCAGAGGAGAATGTCCCATGCGCAAGTTCATCCTGTCCGCTGCC